AACCACTGATCATGGATTCTATACTGGTGATACAATTTATTATAAAGCAGGTATTACTGATGTAGTAAGTACAACTCCTGATGGACTAACTTTTACTACACCAGTTTATAGTAGATTTAATAATGTGGATGATGGTGTTTATTATGTACAAAGAGTTGACCAATTCCAGATTAGGATGGCTCGCAGTAAAGGTGATTTGTATGCTAGTAAATTTGTTGAGTTTACAGGTGATGTAACAGATAATCAATTCATTTATTTTGATTATTATCAAAAAATATTTGATAAGCAGAACCTAGTTAGAAAATTACTTCCTCCAGATAACACTTCTGGACTTTTTAGGACTGTTCCTGGATATACTGGAATACTTAATAATGGAGTTGAGATATTAAACTATAAATCTCAAAATAGTACTATTCATTATGGTGATATTAAGTCATTTGAGGTTAAAAGAGGTGGTTATAATTATGATGTTGGAAATCCTCCTCTTTTGGTTATAAACGACTCTGTTGGTACAGGAGCAACTGGTATTGTTGCTACTACTGGTGAGTTGGTAAGGGTTGATGTTAAAGATATGGGTTATGATTATGTTGATGAACCCCTTATTACAATTAGTGGTGGTAATCCAGAAAGAGAGGCTAAAGCAACAGCTAAAACTTTCTCTGTAGTTCACGAATTACCATTTAATGCTGGTAAGGAGTCATCTGGAGGTGCTGGAGTTGCCTTAGCTACCAATGTTATTGGATTTACTACTTTCCATAAGTTTAGAGATGCTGAAGAGGTCATATATGACTCTAGAAAACTTGGTAATGTTGGTGGATTATCTACAAGTTCACCATATTATGTTTCTGTAGTAGATAATTATAGAGTAAAATTACATAATAATGAAGGTGATGCTCTTAAGGGAGTAAATGTTGTAGATTTAACTGCTTTTGGAACAGGTCAGCAGTATATTAGAGCATCACAGTTAAAGAAAGTAGTTTCTAGCGTTTTAATAAGTGATCCAGGAAAAGGTTATCAAAATAAAAAGAGAACAATACGTTCAGCAGGAATAAACACTGCTACTAACACATTTACAATACCTAATCATGGTTATTCTACTAAAGAGATAATTCAATATAGTACAATTCTTGGTTTAGATGGAATAGATGGATTATCTGAGAATATTGACTATTATGTTATAAAGTTAAATGCTGATGAATTTTCCCTTAGACAGGTTGGTGTAGGTACTACTTCAAAAGATTATTATTTGGATAATGGGCTGCCTGTAGGCATTGCAAAAACAGGAGATGGTACATTTAACTATCAACCAATTACGGCTACCGTACAGGGCAATATAGGGGTCTCTACAAGGGCAGGAGGACAAGACTTCAATGCAGTTCTACAACCTATTGTAAGGGGTGAAATTACTTCAGTTGATATGACTAAAACTGGAGTTGGATATGGTTCTTCTGAGATAGTTAATTTTAATAGACAACCAGTTATTACATTAGAAAATGGAGAACTTGCTCAATGTACTCCAATTATCAATAATGGTAAGATTGTAAGTATTCTTATTCAAAATGCTGGAAGAAATTATTGGTCTCCACCAGATGTTGAAATAGAAAGTTCTACTGGTCAATTTGCACAATTAACACCTCTTGTTGATGGTGGTAAAATATCAGAAATTAAAGTTATTAAAGGTGGAGCTGGTTATGTTCAAGGAGAAACCTTTATTAAGTTAAAGGCTCCAGGTTTAACTGCTCAAGTAGAGGCAAATATTGCTAGTTGGCAAGTTAACCTATTTGAGAGAAATCTCAATAATATTCAAAGTGATGATGGTGTTCTAGAAGAGAATGTTAGTCATGACAAATTAGAGTACGCTCACATTTATGCTCCTAGACCATTAAGGGAAGGAACATATGCTATATCTGGTGAAGGAATTGATAATACATTATATGGTACACCAGATCTAGTAAAAGATCCAGATTCTGGTGAAGAAATTAAGAGTGAGAATCACTCACCAATTTTAGGGTGGGCATATGATGGACATCCAATTTATGGTCCTTATGGATTCTCTAATACTAATGGAACAGGTTCTATTACTGAAATGGTTCCTGGTTATGAATTAAAAGTAGATGAAACTAATAGACCACCACTTTCACAATGGCCAGCTGGATTTTTTGTTGAGGATTATGTTTTTGTTGGAAATGGTAACTTAGATGAGAAAAATGGAAGATTTGCTGTAACTCCAGATTATCCTGATGGAGTATATGCATATTATGCTACCATTAATCTTCAAAATGATTCCACTGGTCCTTTTGAAGGATTTAGAAGACCTAGATTCCCTTATTTTATAGGTGAGACATTTAATTCAAAACCAAATGCTTTTAATTTTGGTATTGAGTCAAATCAAGAGTTATATGATATAGAGTCTAATGAATGGTTAAGAAATACTAGAGATTATCATACTAACTCGTTTAGAAGTGGATATGATTATATTTTCAACTCTAATGACGTAAGAAAACAAACATTAGAAGTTACTGATGTTTCTTATGGGACAGTTAAGGATATTGGAATTACTACTGGTGGAACAAAATATAAAGTAGATGATACATTAGTATTTGATAATGAAGGAACTGGTGGATTAAATGCTGATGTTGAGATTAGTAAGGTTGGTGGTCAGATAGTTAATACTGTTAGTCTTGGTACTACATCTTTCTCTAACGTTGAATTTATTCCTTCCAGAACATCAACTAATTTTGTTGGTATAGTTACTACTCCTCATAATCTATTGAATAGGGATATTATTAGGGTTAGTGGTCTTTCAACTAATGTTAATGGTCTTTCTAGAGGGTATACAATTGGTGTTAGTAGTATATCTGCTATCTTGCTTGATGATATTGCAGTTGAGGCTTCATCAGGTAAAGCACTATGGATTAGAGTGGCTGGAGATTACAATAATCTAATACCAAATGATACTCTTATTATTGATCAAGAAAAACTTAAAGTATTGAATATTGATGAAGAAACTGGTAGATTAAAAGTACTTAGATCACAATTCGGTACTACAGGATTAGCTGTTACTAATGGAGCAACTGTCTATTCAGATCCTAGAAAGTTTAGTTTTAGTGCTCCTGGAATAAACACATCTAAGCAGTTTAGAATTAATAGAGAATTTTATTTCAATCCTCCTGATGTTGCTAGTATTGGAACTGCATTCCCTAATGTTGGTATTGGTACTACTATAACCTTTAGTAATCCAGGTACAGGATTAACACAAGCATTTGTTGCCACACAAGGATTATGGTTCCCAGACCATTTCTTCGAACTTAATGATTTAGTGAGATATTCTGCAAATGGTGGAACTCCTATTAAGGTTTGGACTGGTGTTGATGGAACTCCTTATCAAAATCTTGATACTTTTGAAAATCTTTTTGTAGCACCAATAGATGCTAATACTATTGGTTTATCTACTACTAAAGTAGGATTAGGAAGTACTGGAACTTTCAAAGGTATTGGGGTTAGTACAAGCACTAGTCTTCTTTATTATACAAATGCTGGTGTTGGTGATACTCATAGTTTATTGACAAGATTAACAGATGTAGTTAGTGGTAAGATAACTCAAAATTTAGTTACTGTTTCTACTGCTAGTACTCACCAAATGGAAAAAGGTGATACTGTTTGGATGTCAGTAAAACCAACAGATGTTATTAACGTTACAGTAAAATATAATGATTATAATAGAAGAATAGTATTTAATCCTCAAGATTTCACTGCTGGTAATGTTGATATTTCATTAGATACTATTCAAGTAACTGAAGGTGCATTTGAACTTGGTGATAGAGTAATTCATACTGCTTCTACTGCCTCTGGTGGATTAGTAGATCAGAAAATGTATTATGTTATATTCTATGATAAGACTCATATTAGATTAATAGAAAATAGATTTGAAATACAGTCTACTAACCCACAATATGTTAATATTACATCCGCATCTGCTGGAACACTTTCTAAAATTAATCCTCCTCTTTTAGGAAAGCAAAATCAACAGATTAAGTTTAATCTTGGAGATTCTTCATTATCATTTGTAAGTAATGGTACAACTTATTCAGCATTTAGTTTAAAACTTTATAGTGATAAGTATCATACTAATGAATTCCTTACAAGTAAAAAGGATACTGAATTTGAAGTTACTTCTTCTGGAAATATTGGTATAGATGCTACTGCTCATGTAACATTAAAAATAACAAATAATATTCCTAGATTACTTTATTATAAATTCAATCCAGATAATATTGATAAAATTACTAATTTAAAGAATGAAATTGTAATTGATACAGGTGTTAATCAATTTAATCAGATTAATATAAGACCAACTTATTATGATGGTAACTGGGTTATCAGTGGAATAGGAACTACTACATTTAGTTACAACATTCCATTTACACCAGATACTACTCCATATAATTACGATAATTCTATTCCAACTTATTATACTACTTCTAAAACTGCTGAAGGTCCTATTCACGATTTTAGAATTAGAAGTGGTGGAGAATTATATAAAATTGCTCCAAAAGTAGAGAAGATATCTGTTGGATCTACTGTTAGGTCTGGAATTGGTAGTGGAGCAATTTTAACTCCTTTAACTAGTAATATTGGTTCTATAACTAAGACCAAGTTGAATAATATTGGTTTTGATTATCCTACTGATAAGACATTAAAAGTAATTCCTAACTTACCAGATATTGTTACTGTAGAAAGGTTGAATACTCTTGATGAGATAAGAATACTAACACCAGGAAAAGATTATCTAGTATCTCCTGATTTAGTAGTTCTTGATGGTTATACTAAAGAAGTTCTTTTAGATGTAGATCTTGAATATACTTTAGGTGATGAGTATGTCACTATTGTAAAAAATACTGAAGGAATATATGATGCTCCTCCAAGAATTGTTCCTGTTGGTAACTCTAATGGTGTAGGTATTAGGGATCTTCTTTATAGTCCTACTGGTGCAGGTACTTCAACAAATGTACCTCATACAGTTAGATTGTATATTGATGATGTATTCAATGAAGCAGAAGATTTCCAAAAAGGTGGATGGGCTCCTGGTGAAAGATTCCTTCTTGAAAATACTAGCGTAGGATTAGGAAGCACTGGATTAGGATATAACTCTAAAAATTATGGATATCATTTATGGACTATAACTGCATCTAGTGGTCAAGTTGGTGGTGCTAATGCATTCATAGAATATACTATGCGTGATTTCATTGGTGCTGGTCAGACTCCTGGTGTAATGAAACCAGCAGAGTCTGCAGGAAGATTAGTATTAGAAACATCTTTCCCAACATTTGAAGCTACTTTGAAGAAAAGTACTTTCTTTGTTGGAGAACAAATAGAAGATGAAGTAGGTGCTACTGGACTTGTTCAAAGATGGACACCAGAAAGTGATACTTTAACAATATCAACTGAACAGGAATTTGATGTAGGATCTAAAATTAAAGGAAGAAGTTCTTTAGTTGAAGCATATGTTAAAACTAATATAAACTTTGATGCAGAAATTACTACAGGTGCTGGTGCAACAGTTAATCATGGTTTCCAATCTGATTCTGGTTTCCTTAATAATAGTTTCCAAAAACTTCCAGATAATGGATATTATCAAAGATTCTCATATGCATTAAGATCACAAGTTCCTGAAGATACTTGGGGTGATGATGTTAAAGCATTAAGTCATGTTTCTGGTTTTGCTAGATTTAGTGATCTAGAAATTGAAAGTAAAGATCCTGACGCTGTTATTACTAGAACTAATCCTGCTGATTTCATGCTTGTTGCAGAAATGACAAGTAACAAATCAGTATGGGAATATCCTGATTTTGATGATGTAAGTGAAATTACTATTGATGTAGCAGGAGAAGTAATTTCTAGAGATATATTATTTGCAAATAGACCTATTACTGATTACTACCAATCGATTGGTAATAGAGCATTAAAAATTACCGATTTTAGTTCTACCTTTAATAATAGAGAAAGATCAACTAAATTCTCTCAAGTAGGTGAATTTACAAAGAATGATGTATTAAACAAAATCTTTACAATAGTAAAAGATCAAACATATAGTGATGAAAGACAATTCTCTATTGTTTCTCTTCTTCAACATTCTAACCAAGCATATATCAATGAATATGCAACTATAGATACTCAATTAGAATTAGGATCTTTTGATTATATTCCTACTAAAACTGGATGGGATTTAGCATATTTCCCTATTAAGAATGAATGGAATCTATATGATGTTTCAAACGTTTCTATTAGTGTTAAAGATAATATTGTTGGTGTAGCAAGTACAGCATTAGGTGATATTGTATCAGTTGGAACAACTCATGTAGATGTAGCATATGATGCCAATGCTGGTATGGCTGCTACTACAACTATTGTTTCTATGGCAACAACATATAGATCTGCCAAGATAATGGTTCAGGTTGAGAATACCCATCAAGAGTTTTGGGGATGTGATCTTAATATAGTGCATGATGGTTCAAAAGTAGAAGCACTTCAATATGGAGACATAAGGAATAGTCTTTCTGAAGGATCTATTGGTTTTGGTACATTTAATACTTACATCAGTGGATCTAATGTACTTGTTGATTTAATCCCTAATGTAGGAGTTGCTCTTACTGTAGATGCTTCTGTTATCTTTATTGCTGATGCTGATGAGTCTAGTGGTATTGGATCATGTACAATGGATGTTGGTAGGTTAATATCTTACTCACGTAATACTGGTGCTGCTACAACTACAATTATTGCTTCTTATACATCTGATGATTCATTAGATGATTGGAAAGCTACTTGTGGATATTACTATGTTTCTATAGAAGGAACTGGTGCTGCTGATGGAATGTATGAAACATTTGAAGTTGCTATGTTAAATTCCTCTTCTAAAGAGGTAATAGTTCCTTGGGCTAATATTGGAGTTAATACAACAGGTTTAGGTACAGTTGGAGTTAGTTCTGTAGGTGCATCTAAGAATTTAACTTTTGAAGGTCATTTCCCAGGTAAAGCAAGAGTCTTTGGTATTGAGATGCAAATTTATGATGATACCCCTCTTGCTCCTAGTTTAGATCTTGAGAATGTAGAAGTCTATAATGATCTTGGTAGATATGTTGGTACTAAGTTAGATCTTAAGACTGCATTCCCATTAACTCATAATGTTGGTGGAACTGAGTTTGAGATCTTTAGAAGACAGTTTAATGGTAATGAAGATGCTGGATCAGGTGGTGGTGGAATTAATCTCACCAATAATACTGTAGATATTCCAGATCATTTCTTCGTAACTGGTGAAAAAGTAACTTATAGTTACACAGGTGCAACTTCTTTAAATGCTGTTGGTATTCAAGCAACTAGTGTTGGTGGTGTAAGTACTGATAAACTTCCAACTGATTTATATGTTGTTAAAATATCAGCTTCTGCTTTAAGATTTGCTGAGACTGCAGCAAAAGCATTATTAGCTACTCCAGAAGTATTCCAATTAGATTCAGTTGGTATAGGTACTTCTCATCATATTACTGCTACTGATCAGGCTTCTAAGTCATTAGTTACTCTTGACAATATGATTCAGTCTCCTCTTGCAGGTACTGCTGTTACCACTGCATTAGGATCTAATATTGTATTTGAGCAGAATTTACCAGTTATTGGAATAACGTCCTTTGCTGCAGGAGATACTCTGCAAATTGAAGATGAAATATGTAAAGTATTGAGTATTGGTATAGGAAGTGAAAAGATAATTCAAGTTTTAAGAGCACAGATGGGAACTACTTTAGATTCTCATGCTGGAGCATCTGTTGTAACTAAGTTAAGTGGAAATTATAATATTACTAGAAATACCTTACACTTCTCTGAAGCACCTGCTGGTAATACTCCTTTAAGTACTACTACAGACCCTGATGAAGTAGATTGGACTGGTATTGTTACACATTCTAGTTTCCACGGTAGAATCTTTACTAGAACTGCTCCTAGAAATTCTCAGAATGATACTTATAATACTAATGCTGTTTTCAATGATATTTCTGATCAATTTACTGGTATTCAGAGTGCATTTAATCTTACAACTGGTACAGGAAGTGCTGAAACTAATGCTATAGGATTCTCAACATATAATGGTGTTATCTTAGTTAATGATTTATTCCAAGAACCATCTGGTTTGGTTCAGGGTAATTATGGAATGACTGAAATTGCAGGAATTACTACACTTACATTTACAGGTGAACCTTTAGATCTTGCCATTGACCGAAATCCTACAAATACAATATTAGGCGAAAATGCAAATAGAACATGGTATCCAAATGGTGGTAAGATTCTTTCTGTTGGATCTACTGGAGGTCTAGGTTTCCAACCTTTAATATCTGCAGGTGGTACTGCTGTTGTTTCTGGTGTTGGAACTATTCTATCAGTTAGTATAGGTAATACTGGTTCTGGATATAGAGTAGGAGTTCAAACTACAGTTAATGTTGGTGTTCAAACTTATAGTGTAGGAATTGCAAGTTACGTTGCTATTGGTACTGCTCAAATTAGTGGTGGTCATATTGTAAGTATTGCTGTTACTAATCCTGGTGTTGGATATACTGCTTATCTTGATGATTCTGTAACTACTATGACAGCAGTAGGTGCAGCAGGAACTACAATTATTTCTGTTGCTGATACTGGAAGACTTGCTGTTGGATCTATTGTTTCTATTGCTCAGACAACAAATGCTTCACCTTCTGCAAAGGTAACTCTGATGGCAAATGTCAGTGTTACTGCTGTTGGATCAGGTAACTTTACAGTTGGTTCTGCTGATACTATTAGTTCTGCAATTGGAATTGGTACTACTACTGCTGCCCCAGTGGTTACAATTAAGAGATATGATCCACCTGAAGTTGTAATTGATGCTCCTTTATCATATACCAATATTCCTTTATCATATGATGCTACTTCTACCACAGGAGTTGGTCAAAGTGCATCTGTTGATATTGTTGTTGGTCAAGGATCTAGTGTAATTAACTTTAAGGTGAAACGTGAAGGATTTGGTTATGGTAATGGTGAAATTCTTACTATACCTATTGGAGGAACAGTAGGAATTCCTACAGATACAACTCAGACATATAAACCATTCCAACTTACTGTTCAGTCAACACATACTGATCAATTTAATGGATGGCATTTTGGACAACTTGAAGCATTAGACAACTTTAGTAGTGAATTGGATGGATTTAGAAAAGTCTTCCAGATGAAGGTTAATAATAGTCCAATTTCTCTTAGATCTGCTCCTGGTTGGGATGTTGATCCAATTCAATCATTAATGGTCTTTGTTAATGGTCTTCTTCAAGAACCCAATTATGCTTATAATTTAGGTAGTGGTGCAAGTTCAATTGTCTTTACTACTGCTCCAAAATCTGATGATTATGTTCATGTATTATTCTATAAAGGAACACCTGGTATAGACGTAGCACTATTAAAGATTGCTAAGAATATTAAGACTGGTGATGGACTTGACATACAATCAAATCCAGAAAAAATGTGGGATGGATATCCTCAAGGACCTGGTTTAAATCAAGAACCAAGAGTTATTGTTGGTATTCAGTCATTCAGTTCTGATAGTGTAACTACTAACCCATACAATGGTATAGGAATAAACACAGATACTAGTCTTTTAAGACCTGTAGAATGGAGAAAACAAACTGAAGATAAGATTATAAACAATAAAGTTGTTGGAAAGAATAGGGATGAATTAGAAGCAGAACCACGTCCTACAACTACTCTATTACAATCAGTAGGTAGTGGTGGAACTATATTCTATGTTGAAAGTACAAGACCTTTCTTTAACCCAGTTAATGAAGCAGCTGCAAGTAGAGATACTTTACAAGACTCTGTTAATATTATATCTCAAGATGATGTAGTTGTTGCTCTTGCCACTGCACTTGTTTCTGATACAGGAACTATTAGTGGTCTTGATCTTACAAATGTTGGTTCTGGATATACTGGAGTACCAACAGTTCAGATTACTCCACCTCCAGAAGGTAGTGGATATGTTACAGCAACTGCTACAGCAACTCTTGTTGGAGATAAGATTAATACTGTAACTATTGATAATGCTGGTACTGGATATACATCTACCAATCCACCTCTTGTTTCTATTGCTGCTCCTAATACTGTTTCTTCTAGAAAAGTAGATGTAGATTCTTATACTGGTGATTTTGGAACTATAGTTGGAGTTGGAACTACCACTACTGGTGGTACTGCTCAAATGGTCTTTGATTTCTATATTCCAGCTGATTCTCCTCTAAGAGATGTGGCTTCTTCTGGAACTGGTCCTGTTTCAACTGCTACTACTATTAGTGGAATTACTACAGGTGACTTCTTTATTGCTGAAAATACTTCGTTTACTTTTGGAGATGGTGTTTTAGAAACTAGAAAAACTGATCCTACCATTAAGGTTGGAGCAACTACATCTTTCTTAGATTGTGTTTATCAAGTAGCCAGTGCAGAGACTGTAACAGTCACTAACGCATCAATTGGTGCTACTGGAATAAATGGACCATTTACAGGTCTTACTACTGATGTAAGAAGAGTATTCTGCAACATTGCTGGAATTAGTACTCAAAACTTCTCTTCAACAATTATTACTTTTGATTCTAATAAAACTGGAGTTGGAACAGTTACTTGGGATACACAAGACTTTGTGACATATTCAGGAGTGATAACAGTTTCTCCTAATCTAGGTAATTATAGTTGGGGTAAGATTATTATTGGTACTAGTGATACTCATTTCTTTAATGCTTATGCTGATAATGGAATTACAGGTCTCTCTACTTCCACTGTTATTACAAGATATAATCCCATGCAAATGAGGGATTATGTTATTTCATAATAAATACAGTTACGCAAACCACTAAGCGCAAATAATGGCTAAATTAGGAATTAGTACAGGAACGAATCCCAATGATGGAACAGGTGATAGCCTATTGGGTGGTGCTGTCAAAGTCAACTCAAACTTTGATGAAGTTTATGGGAAATTAGGAGATGGTACAAATCTTTTCGTAGGAATTGTTAGTTCAATTGCTGTTGATGGTGCTCTGAGTATATCGACGTCATACGGAGCTCCTACTATCACAGGAACTGCAAATACAGCAGTAATTA